AGTTCCTCGATCAGAAGAACTTCAAGTCGTACGAAGAATTGCAACAGAAGTTGATGCGTGTACTTGGCGGTCAGCAACCTGGAACAATGGCTGAAGATGTACCTGATGCATCTCCTGCTTCTCCTGAAGTTGCTCCCGCATGGACTCCACCTGCAGCTGAAGCAGAACCAGTAGCAGAAACAACAACGTCATTTGATGACGATGATGAGTCACTGGATTTCTTTAGGAAGCTTGCTAACGAATAATGCTTGGGAAGCTTTACGGGGACTTCGGTCCCCTTTTTTATGTCTGATATGACACCGTTACAAAACTATCAGATGTTCTAAATGTGGGTTGTGCAGATTCTACACGACTGCCCATCTGACTACCTGATGAGTTTTCTTTTTCGGTTGTACTACCACCTACGGCAGTGATAATGGGAATAATTGAATTTGCTTTTTCTCTGATAGTGCTTGCCACATCAGGCGCATATTTTTCTAGTATAGCAACTGTACCTTTATCAGCCATCACTTCTACCATCTCACGAGGTGTTCTCACACTCATAATTTGATCTACAGCAATGGCCTCTTCCATATCTGTTAGCGCTGATATATCATCAAGCAATTCGCGGCCAGTCATTTGTAGATACGTATCTTTTGTTTCTTGATACTTGTTTGTTTTAGCAACGTTCAGCGCTGCATTGTACAAGCGTGATACTCTTTGGAACGGCTCACCATCAGATGCCATCACATTTTGTATAGCTCTGACATGCTCTACAGCTTGAGGATCTAGATCGGAAACATCGGCACTATCATTGAATGGCACAACGTTTGTTTCGGTGACACCAGACATACCTTCATGAATTGCTTCTTCGGCTTCCCATGTACCATCTGTCAATTCTTGCATTTGTTCAGGTGTGAGATACTGACCTTCTTGTGCAGTCTCGAGTGATGTAGCGTATGATTTACTAACACCTTCAGCTTTTTCGTCTTTTTCTGGTTCACCTGCATCTATACTAGCATTTAGTACGTCGACGAATTGCAAATATTCTGAACTATCTGGACCATCTAACTCTTCAATTGCTAATTGATTAAGAGTCATTCCTCGAGTTGCCATCAATTCTTCATCAATTTTCTTTAGATCTTCAATACTGTTAATATTGTCTGCTACATAGAGCAAAGCATCTTCATCTGTACCCATTTTATCTAATTGAGCGCCTGCAATATCGCTTAGAGATGCATCTTCATAATCTTCTTCGATTGATTCTACTGAAGCAATCTTATCTTCGCCTGTTGCATATGATACCATATTTTTAACTGATTCAGCATAACGATCAATAATAGATTGAATCGCTTCTTTACCGTTTTCCATAATTTTAGTAGCTAAACCTTTAAATGCTTCATCATCACCAACTACAAAGTAATCGTAGATGGCATCTACAATGACATTTCCACCAATTATTTTGTATACGTCCTCACCGAACAGAATACCCATCGTCATACCGAGCGCAGCGCCCGCAATATTACCAAAAATAGGTATTACAGTACCTATTGCAGTACCTACAGCTGTAAAGATTATCGTTGTGATCCATGTACCGCCAATAAGACCGAGAATGTCGTTGATATTTTTCTTGCAACGAGTATGGAATTCTTCATGACTAATGTCATTAAACGCAAATGCCATTGCAGCATCAATCATAGAATCGATTGCTTCGAAGATAATAAAGTATTTGAGAGGTTTAGTCAATAGTCCTTTGAAGAACTTTAGAAAGAATTTAGGAAGAGCGCCGATTGCTTTCGTTATTGGAGATATAATATTCTTGGCTTGTTTGGCAAATCCGCTGAAGAAGGCCTTCATACTATTCAACATATTTGCAAACTTTAGTCCGGCTGGATTTGCTGTCATCATTTTATTAGCATTTGCCATAAATGCAATGACACCAGTACGAGTTTGTGATACTTTCGTTTGTGCTTTAGCAAAAGCCTCACCTAATGCCTGAATTTTAGCATTACCTTTAATCGTATTTAAAGCAGCGCTAATATCTTTCATTCCTTTCGTGATAGCACCACCAGCTGCACCAAATGCAGTAAACAATGCAACATACTTTTTTTCGATATCATCTAAGAATGCAAATTGTTCGCCAAGGGTTTCTTCGTTCCCTTCTTGAGAATCAGCAAATGCACTTGCTATACCAGCACCCATTACAGCGATCGCTGGTATTACCCACTTGCTCAATAAGCCAGCAGTCATAGCGCCGATATTGGCGCCAATCTCACCTGCTCGAGATGCACTACCAGAAACAGGAGCTTTTTTCTCTATGTCTTCCTCGTCTCTGCGTCTTTCATTTTCTCGTTTTGTTTGATTGTTTTGATCAATGCCTAGTTCTATTGCCTCTTCTACTCCTTTTAAGCGAGCATTGAGTTCTGCAGCTTGTACAATAGATGTATCGAGAGTATTTTGCAACATGCCAAGAGATTCAGATTTGGCACTAATATTACTACCAGCTGGAATTACGGCTTCAGTAGCATGAATCTTCTCATACTTGTCGTCAAAATAATTTTCTACTATTTGGACAGGATCTACAGTTGTTTTAACTGCGACTGGTGTAGAAGTTTTAAGATCAACTTCAAGAGGTTGTGGCTCTGGTTCAGGTAATTCAGGAAGTTCAAGTACTGGTACAATCTGTGAGAAATCCATTGTGGGATCACTCGTCGTGCCACCTGCTATTCCTTCTGCGACTCTACCGTATTCTTCTATTGACGGTAAATCTTCATTACCTGGGCCTGCATTCGCTGCTGCTGCTCCTGCACCGGCGACTGCACCCATTTTTGCGAGTTTTCCAAGCGAACCTGCTGCTCGACTAAGTGATCGAGACATTTTTCCAGTAGCAGTTGTTACTTTTGTACCAACTTTAGTGATACCCGACTTTGCGAGTTTCGCTATGATTTTAGCTATCGAAGATGCTCTGCCCATTATTCTTTTCTTTCTCTATCTTCTGTAATATCATGTCGACATATACTTCACGTTCGAATGGAATCATTTCGTTTAGTTCTGACAGTGTAAAACTGTGATGCTGAGTTAAATCAAAATTGAGCTTATAATGATTATATAGGTCCATGTAACTCAGCCCAATTGAAAAAAATCGTCTAAGTCCCTAAACACGACTCTTTTCTCTTTGCCCTCGCTGTTCGTGTAATTAACAACGTGTTCAATTTTTGGTGATGTCTCGAAGAATGTCTGAATTTTGTTATATGTATCCATCGGTAAACTTTCTAAAAATTCTTTCTTATCTTTTTCAGACTCAGTTGCCCATGCATATACATCATCAGCATCAAAAATACTTTCAATACATGCTGTAATCATTGCTTCAGTGACATCAGCAACAGACGTTTTATCGAATACATCATCTGATACTTTCGGTGTTGGGTGTTTTAATGTCAAACCAACCTCGTCAGTAATCATTACAACTTTGTCATGACCTTCAGGGAATTGTACTTCTACTTCGTGAAGGTCTAATTGTAAATCGTATTCGATACCATCATCACTATCTATGACTTTAAATTTAACGATGTTACCAACCGAAACTGCTCTAATGTTGAGAAAAATATATTCCATATCGAAGATAGGAACTCTATTCACTTCAAAACCATCACTAATAACGCAGTTATTAATAATCGCTTTAATAGCGTTGTAGATATCAATCTTCTCGCCAGATTCTTTAGCTGTCAGTAATATCTTTTCTTCTTTGACCAAAAATGGTCGGTATATGATCTCCTCACCAGTTGATGGTAACTTCAACGTAAACGTCGGAGTATCAATTCGCGGTAGTGCCATGTTATAACCTCATTAATTTACTTCAAATCTTAAAAACCTATAGCTCACTGTAAACTTCGCTATTTCGTCGTATTGACCCCAACCTAAACTAATAGGTTCTACAGTTGCGGGATATGCGTCAATAAATTTAACTGTCTTTGCTGTTTCTTTTTTTCTATTGTATAACTTTAAATCAAAGTTGATTGTGTATGAATCGAAATAATACGCAGCAAAAGGTTCCTTGTCGAGGTTTACTATCTTTGCTCCCCAATCCCTGAATGTCTTGTAAATTTCAGCTTTTTCGTCAACTGTATGAGTCATCGTGACTTCTTGTGGATTGTATCGATACGGAATATTGTAAAGCAATCCATTACCATGAGGTGAATAGTTGTCTACAGATAACCACGATAATCCTGGAGTTGATACTGCCTCGGTTCTCAATGTAATCTCAGTACCGCCACCTACAGGAGGATTAATCGTTACCTCGTAGAGTGTAGTAGGCAGACTGTCTTTTACTTGAGCTTTCCAACTGTCGACTGCAAAGGCCATTTTATGCTCTCTGAATTATTTTCTTTGACTCTCTCCACACTTGTGCTGATTTACCTTTTCTAAATCGATGTGTGGGTAACATTAATGCTATATCCCATTCGTCATACGGAATCCAGAGAAAACGAGATCGCACTTGTGAATTGAGATAGCGTTTGACGGTGGGCTTAAAGTATTTATATCTCGCGGCAGAATTGAGAAAACTATAACTCAGACGTAGTTTCTTTGATTCTCTGTTTGCATCGTTTCTTTCGATCTGATATAGTTTGTCCATCAATCGTGCACGAAATACTGGCGGCAGATAATGTAGATTCATGCCAAGAAAACCATCTCTATATCTTTCGAGTACGAAGATAAGCGGAAACTGATCGTAGTATGGCAATGTTTCTTTGCCTTTCGGTTCATAAAAGAACATGTACATACGACCAACATCTAACTCAGTCATCTTGTTATATGTGCGCGCTCTATTTCTTAGCTCTCTCTTCGTATTGACATTTCGAACTGACTGAGCTTTATCTCGATACCAATCACGAGCTTCTTCGCTACCTGATTCGAGACCTTCTGCTTTGCCTTCATCGGCAATTTTTTGAAATATGTATGTTGCCATTAGAATTTAAGTCCTAATTCGTTTTCAGTCAATATCATAAATTGCCATCCTCTCTCATCACAATATTTATTCGCCGCCTTCCATTTAGAAGAATTTATACCCCATGTCTTCACTTCGTATAAATACCTTTTACTGAGTTTCTTTTGAGGCGTAGGCTCGACTGTTTCTTTGTATGGTTTGATTTCTACTACGACAGTATCAAGTTTACCTTCGCGATTAACCTTTTTGATCCAGAAATCTGGAAAATATCGATGAACTCTGCCATCAATCGGCGACCTATATGGTATGACTAATTCCTCACTCGCCCATTGGTGTACTCCCGAATGATCATCGAGATATCTCATGAAGTAGAGTTCCCACCGACTTCTATAAATAATGTTGGTAGGATCGCCTCGATACTTACTCGGATTTTTTGGCTTAAAGACGCCTTTATAAGTCTTACTCATATACTTATTTATAGGAATTCTCATGGCAAATACTGATACTTCCCTCAACGGTGTAGGACCAGCTGCCGCACAACTTAAACAAAAACTGACGTCTCTCGAAAAGACACAGATTTCATCACTTAAAAATATGGGCACAGGCGTTAGCTTAAGGCCTGGTGTTGTAGGTGGAGATGTCAGCAAGCAGATGAAACACATTAATGCTACTCAACGTTCTATGATGGAGTTGGGTACAGATCTATCTGCTAAGCTAGAAGTTTCAGGTGCATTTGCAAAAACCGCTGAAGAAGCTATCCGACCTTCTGTTACATCAACAGCACTCGATAAAACACCTCTAATAGAAAGGTATCCGTCTACAGATAAAGATTTAGGTATTGCTAAAAATAGAAATCCTAAAACATTTCGTAAGAGTCCGACAGAGAAAATTAAAGAAAAGAAAGAAGAGCTTGTTGGATTCGAAGACTTCAATTATGCTGGTCTATCATTTCCTGCAGATCTTCAAAAAATGGCGTCTACTTTCGTACAATTAGAATTTCACAAATATGATCGATCAAGTCCATTTGCTGAAGGATCAATAGCTCCTGCAATGAACATCTTTTTCCCTCTTCCTGAAAACTTTGCAATTGGTTACAATGTCAAATACGATGAGCGAGACACAGGTATTTTAGGCGAAGTAATGAAGAGTAAAGCTGGACGAGATGCAATTAAAGCTGGTAATGTAGGTGGTATCGGTGGAGCTGTTGATTCTATTGCTCAAAATATTTCTGGTTCTACGAGTGCTGATGCTGCACAAGCTATTTCTGCAGTTGCAGAGAGAGCAGCGTTTGCAGCACTCAACTCTGCTAGCGAAACGGTTGGCGGTCTCGCTGGTCGTCTTGCAGGTGAGATTCCTAACCCACACCCAACAGTATTTTTCAAAGGTTTGGAATTGCGTCAGTTTACATGGACATGGAAGTTTGTACCACGTAACGAAGCTGAGGCCGAACTATTAAAAGTAGCATTGTTTTTGATTCGTAAGTTTATTCTACCTGCTAACATCGATGGTTTCTTGAAATATCCATATATGATTAAACCAAAAGTAAAAGATGAGAAAGGTGGCGATATACTTTTATACGGATCATTTAAGCGATCAGTTGTAAAAGAATTTCTTGTCAACTATACTGGTGAAGGTACATCGGCATTCTTCCATGATGGTATGCCAGTCGCAATGAATGTACAGATGACATTCCAAGAAGTAGAAATGTACACAGCGAGCGATGCATAATGTCAGATAGAGAACAATATTTTAAAAAGTTTCCGATCACACCATATCGTGGTAAACCTGCGTTGAATTTAACGAGACGTGTAGACTTCAATAACAGCGTCAAAAAATTCTTTACTGCATTCTATACTTTTAATATTGACTCAGGCGAAAGAGTAGAAACGATAGCGCACGATTATTACGATGACGTAGATTACGATTGGTTAGTGTATCATGCAAATGATATTATCGATCCTTATCATGGTGTGCCATTAGATTATGACGACTTTAATAATCATATCAAGAAAAAATACGGATCGCAAGAACGGGCCGAAAAGCGGACAATACATTACGAATCAAACTTTAAATCTGATTTGTCTATTATCTCAGTCGACGCTTATAATAATTTGATCGCTGCCCGTAAAAAATACTGGAAACCAATGTACAACGGATTTAATCTAGCTGGATATGAAAGAAGCGACGAAGAAATATACGCATCGACTAATCGCATTATTTCTTTCTCATTTGCTTCAGAGCAATCGTCGTTATTTAATGTCGACGAAGTTGTAAGAGACGGTGCAGGCGCTGTCGCGACTGTAGCTGGTATCAATTCTACGTATATTACATTAAAGCATGTATCAGGTGATTGGGATCAGACGTCAAACTTTACAGTCACCGGTGATGATTCTTCTGTATCGATAGAATTAGATTATACTACATATAAATTACTTCAGCACGTAATACCTGAGACAGAAGCCGTTTATTTTACAGCAGTAAATTATTACGATTACGAATTAGAACTTAACGAAAGAAAAAGAAATATATCGCTCGTTGACAGAGGTTTTGCAGAAACACTCAACGAACAACTCGATAAATTGATGAAGTAGGTACAATATGTCCGGTTCTGAAAAAGATGTAGGTCACGTTGACATAGCAGGTAATAAGATCATGCTCAAAACCTTCAATGGTGGTAATGAGCTGAATATTATTAACCTCGTCAAAGGCTTTGACATCTACGAATCACTCGATAACTATACTATCTCAGCTGATTTTTATATCGCTGAAGGTATTGAACTAGTAAACGAATTCCCGCTTGGTGGTGAAGAAACAATTGAGATCTCGTTTCAAACACCAACTCGTGACACAGTATCATATAAGTTCTTCGTAGAAAGTGTTCAGGGCATGAAGACAAATGATCCTGCAAACTTACGATCATATATGTTGAGATGTTGTACAAAAGATTTTTTGAAAAACTCGAGTATGCGATTCACAAAGCGTTATAAAGATTTAAAGTATCATGAGGCTTTAGATACTCTTTTAGTCACAGATATGGGCGCAGAAGAATCATTGCAGACTATCGAAACTACGAAGGGTAAATTTGATTACGTAGTAAATAATCTTCGACCATTCCAAATTGTAGATTTGATTAAAGAACGTGCAGTGTCAGCTGAAGGAAATAAGTCTTCGGTCTTCGTGTTCTATCAAGATAATAAAGGTTATCACTTCCAAACTGTAGAGAAATTAATCAAAGATAGAAAGGGCGGAGCGATAGGAAAAACATTTACATACGATACTGGTAATAGAGCAGAAGATTACGAGAAAAGTATTAATGTAAGAAACATCTTATCATACGAAACAGTATCACAAGGGTCTGCGATTGTAAAAGTAACACAAGGTGCAATGAAGAACGAGTTTAGACAGTTCGATCTGCATCGTGGTACATATTATGATAAGAAAGTATATACGAACCCGTCAGATCAGGGTATTTTCGAAAAGACTGACGACCCACATGATTTTAACAGCTCAGACTACAATGCCTTTACGACTAAATTTCCAGGCATTACACGTATGACTATTAAAGATGCAACACGCCCTGAAATGGAACACAACAATAACGTACATTATCAACGTGCATTCAGAGAAAGGATGTTCCAGAACGCATTAAGAATTAGAGTATACGGTGATACATCTATTCGAGTTGGTGATGTAGTGAAACTCAAATTTCCTGAAATTTCTGGTTTGACTGTCAAACCAAAACAAGGCAAGATCTTTTCAGAGAATTACATTGTAACGAATTTAAAACACCGATGTGATCAACGCGGTAATAATCTGTTTGAACATTTCTTGATTATGGATGTCGCTAAACCAAATCAGTTCAAGCGGCCGCTGGGATAACGGAGACAGAATGGCATATTATAATATTGGTGATTCTTTCAAGTGGTTTATGGGTCGTGTTGTTGAACTCGATCCTACAGAAGATCCACCTGATCAGAGATATTTAGGACGTGTAAAGATCAGAGTTTTACACGACCAAACTGGTGACTTGGGAAAGAAGAAAAATCTGTTGGGTATTCCCGATGATGAATTGCTATGGGCGTGGCCGCTATCGTCAATTACATCTGCGAGCTTAAGTTATCGTAAGATCGTAGAGCTAGAAGAGTTTCAAACACCGTTTTGGATTGATGCTGTTGGTACATCTCCTACTGGTTTGGCAGTAGGCACATACGTATTTGGTTTTTACCTCGACGGCCATGAAGCAAATATTCCCGTTATTTTCCATACGTATCATAAACTGTCGATGTATCCTGAACCGCCGACAGACGAACCAACGGGTGAAATGCTACAAATTAAACCACCCGAAGGTCCGATCTATGATTACATGGATGTTTCTGGTCTAGCGAAAGGATGGCACAGTGATCCTCAGCGTGAACTAAACCATCCGATGGGTCAAGATTTGCCTACTGACACAGCACCAGAAGTCGGTGGTCAAATACTACCTAAACACTTTAACAAGACATACACACCAAAAGGCTATCAAAAGGGTGGTATGAACTTAGTTTGGGAACCGCCGTCTGATTACGATACAAAATATCCGTTTAATTTTGTTCATACGACAAAATCAGGTCATGCGTTCGAAATAGATGATACACCAGGTCATGAGCGTGTACAATGGTGGCATCGATCAGGTAGTTACGAAGAGATTTCTAACGGACCACCTGAGAAAAATAGGGACGGACTCGAAGGCGAATATCCAAATGCGATGTTCAATGGTTGGAAAGAACCAAAAGATAGTCACGATCCTGGTAAAAAACAAAAATGGGAAGGTAGACGAGTACGTAAAACTACCGAAAGCGAATACAATATTGTATGGGGTAATAAAGAGACTCTCGTCAATTCGAGTTTAAAACTAGAGGTAGCAAACAATTCTACGTCTGGTTTAGGTAATAACCAAATACAGACTGTTGGAAATAACGTATTTTTGGCTGTCGGTTATTATCCACGTACAGCGAATACGAAAGTACATACAGGTGAAGCAGCTCGTTATCAATTAAAAGATTCATGGGATGATGAGACAACGGTAGATAATGCATTATCGAGTACAGATAAACTCAAACAGATTATTCCTGATACTCACAAATATGATTTTATTACAGATGTAGCGAATAACGTTCAGCTGTCAATTGGTTGGACATGGAAAAAAGCGAGAGAACTTGATACACATTCTCAGAAAAATCATTATAACGAGATAGCAAACAACCAATATACGTCAATCGGTTGGATTCCTCTGAACAATTATGATAAAGATAAAGAGGGCAGAGGACTTACTGAAATAGAAAAGACAAACTATTATATTGACGTAAAGAATAATAGTTTGACAAGTATCGGTTGGAAACCATTTGACGAAGGTCGAACGATAGTTGAACTAGACAGCGCTAACAAATATCAAGATGTGAAAAATAACTTGTTTATCAACGTAGGTTATAAACCACAGGGAGATGATGCGCGCTTAATTACAGATAAAGATAGCAACAACTTGTTTATTGATGTCAAAAATAATTATACAAGTGTTGCAAATAATAATTATTATATTGCAGTCGGTGTAAAACCAGCAGATGAGAGAAAGAAAGCTGACGCTGACTCAC